AGCATAATTTGTCGTCACAAATCCGCCACAAGTCCGCCTCCAAGTTTGTCACCATTTGTCGTCACAAATAATAACAAACCCTTTTCAATTTATGAGACCATAATTTATCGTCACAAATATCGCCTTCAATTGGGAGACCACTCGTCGTCATATTTTATTTCAACTTATTTATTTTACTGAGACCATAACCTTCAGAGGGGAGTGGTAAGTGGAGACCACTTTTAAAATTCTACTCTATATTATATTTACACTCCTTACTTGGTTTCATATTTATATACACAAATTTAAAATCATATCCCACTCCCACTTTCCACTTTCTATCTACTTATAAAAAAAAAGGTATGCTATTTCGTCTTCTTTTTTCGTTGCCGAGAGGATTACTTATTTTATTTTCCATAGTCCCGAAACAGAACTACAATCAATTACATCGTGTCTATATCCATACTTAGAAATTAAATCGTTAAATGCTTTACTCGTACCGCACGGATAATGACAATCACATTTTCCGCAATTCCAATAACCCGCAAATTTATCATTTGGTTTTTTACTATAAACACCGCAATCAAATTCAGAATATACTGTTATGTTATTACTCCATCCACCATAACGTTCTTGTTTAATAATATATCTCTTATCTAATAATGCTCTCAGTTCAACCATAAGTTTATTTTCTTCTTCCTCACCACTACAACCACATTTTTTTATTTCGTTATTTAATTTATCACCACAATACTTACACTCCCACACATTTAATTTACACTCTTCACACCACTTATCATCACATTCTTTATAACACACATCACAATTATTTGGTTCATCCTCTTCATACTCTCCATCATAACAATCACCGCATATCCAATTTTCCCCAGCACCATCACAACGACACTCATCGTGGTCTCTGCTGTTAATAAGTATCTCACACCCACATTTAGTTTCAAGATATTTATCATCAGGTCTACTACATAACTCATTTAATAATTCTTCATTATTGCTTAAATAGTATTTTACTTGAACGTCAAAGTAATAGTCCCATTCATCACGAGGGCATACATACGAGTATCTATTATTATATAATGATTCTATGTATTCGTCCTTGTGTTCTTGAGACAATCCATTAAACGCTTTCAATAATTGTTTTCCGTCACTCATTTTCTTACTTGCTTTTGCTCTTGCTTTTTTTTATATTTTTACGTATAATTATAAATATAAAAATAATTTCAATTTTTTTTTATTTGTATGTAAAATACATTTTTTAAAAACTTTTTTATGTCAATTGATTAATCATTACTTAGTGTCGTTCATATGATTCTCTTTGTACCTACGCTTTTCCTCTTTTTGTTTTTCATATTTTCTTTTAGCAGTTCTGCCGTGACAAATCCTCGCCAGTATATGCTGTTGTTCGCATAGCAGTCTAAAGTTAATTCCGTTGATAAACATATCTTCCATTTATATATATTTTTTATATGTCTTTAAATCCATTATTTTTTTGGAGATATATTATATGTTTAACAAGGCAGAATATAATAAGGCATATAGTAAATTATACTATCTGAAACAAAAGGAACGAATGAAACCAAAGGGTTTAGGCACAGAAAATAATATAGATATAGATTATATGGAATTAGTGAAAAAGAAACCTATGGGGAATTTAGCACTACAGCGTAAGCGACTTGCGAGAGAACTTAAAAAAAACGATGAACGTGTAGCAGCGTATAAACTCACACTTGAAAAGGAAAGGGAACTCGCTGATATGGAAAAGAAAATAAATTAATATGTTATATTATATATATGATACGTATTAAACATAATGAACCTCCCAAGTTAAATAAACCGACCTTTAGTGTTGACGGGAAACTACACGAGAAATTAGATGATTACGAAATTACTTCGCTGATGAATAAACATAATGTCACGTTATTTTTGGGGAGAGGCGGGAGTTGTAAGTCTACTTTGCTTATTTCATTTTTAAAAAGCAAACCATTATTCAAGCGAATATATCATAAGATTATTTTATTCTGTCCGCCTAATAGTAGGGGTTCTATCAATAACGACTTTTGGGGCAAAAACTTAGAACCCGAAGATATATATGATGAACTTACTTTGGAGAGTTTACAAGAGGCGTATGATATAGCACAGGGAAACAGAGATGAAGGATTAAGGACTCTCGTGATATTCGATGACGTACAGAAACAAATGAAAGGAGAGTGTGAAAAACTTATATTACATATGATTAACAATAGGAGACACGCTTCGCTCTCATTATGGATTGCGGCACAAAATTATATTTCGATTCCAAAACAGGTTCGCCAAAACTTGACAGATATGTTTATATTTAAAGTTTCGAAGGTTGAAATGAGTAATATATTTACGGAGCATTTAGAAGTCAATAAAGAGATATTCGAAAAACTACAAGCGATGCTATTTAAAGTCCCACACGAATTCTTTTATATTAATACACTAACAGGACGGATGTTTTCCAACTGGAATGAATTAGTCATAGAAAACGAATAATATAAAATTATTATATATAACAATAATATAAGATGTCGAGAGTTCGAGAATTTTTCAAGAAGGTCGGTGGAAGCACCCGTAAATTTTTCAATAAGGCGGACAGCACGATTGAAGGCGGATTAAAGAAAGCAGGAGGAATCGCAAGACAAGTAGGAAATATTGCTGGTGCGGCATTACCTATTGCCGCAGCATTTGCTCCCGAACTTGCTGCTCCTATTGCTCTCGCTGGTATAGCAAGTAATGCTGCTGGTGCTGGTATAGGCAGAGCGAAACAAGTTCAGAAAAGCGTGAGACAAGGTGTAGCAAATACGAAGCGGGTGATTCAAGCACCTTTACCCGTAGATACTGGTGCTTTTAATCCTAATATGAACTTCGCATAAGTAGAATTATAATATATTTTTATGTAATCATATATTATAGAATGGATATTGTAAAACCAAAGAAGATATATAAGGTTAATTTAGTTTCAAGTGATACTACCAGTTGGGAAGGCAGTTTATATAACGCATCTTACCTCGTAAATATGCGGTCTATCGTGCGAGATGTAGCAGATTACAAAAAAGCATATAAAATGACATTTTCATTCAAGGGACTGGAAGATGCTAATATTTTGACTACTGAAATATACGCAGTCCATATTGATATGGCGAAAGCAGTTCCTATTACACAATACACACAGACCAATAGATTGTATACGGGTTTATTGAGTCAAGCGGCGTGGTTAGGTAGAGGCATAGGATACTTTAGCACCGTTCCTGATGACAACGATGGGACATATTATACAAATATTCAAGATATAGATAGAATCGGTATAAGAGTGTTCTCGGTTAATGCGAATACAAATTATGTTCCAGCAACAACAGGTACAACCCCTAAGAATTTTTTTTGTCAGATTTGCTTTGAAGAAGTATAAGCAGGGATATTATAATATATTTTTATATGTATATACTATAATATGGATACAATCGCAAAACCAAAGAAATCATTTAAGGTAAATCTTATTTCTGCTGATACGACTTCTTGGAGTGGAACGAGTTTATATAATCACGCTACTTACCCTGTAAATATGCGGGCAATCGTTCGGGATGTAGCAGACTACCAAAAAAAGTATAAGATGACATTTAAATTCATAACTGGAGCATCAACAACTAATTCAGTTTGGAACGATGAAGTGTTTTTAATAGAGTTGGACTTTCGCAAAGGAGTCGCCATAGCACAGAATGACAAATCTATGTTTACATATAGCGGTAATCTTAACGGTTATATGAATGTCACCGCATCAGGGACATATAGTGCTGGTAATGGATATTTTGACACAAAACCAAAAGACAACGCACCTATGTATCTTGAAAATATACAGGATATAGACAATATTACCTTATCTGTTTATGGTATAGAATACGCACTATATTTCCCGCCAAATACCACAGGCACATTAAATTACGTATGTGTTGTTACATTTACAGAGGTTTAAACTATTTAGATATATTATATTCATATATTATAAGATGTCTAACTTCCCGACTTTAGATGGACTCAACAATATTTCAGGCGATAATGCGGATTTAGTTGATATTACGTGTAGCACATTTATCGCAACGAGTTCCGCACAAGCACCTACTATGGTCGCTGGTAATAGTAGTAATAATATTGCTACTACTGCTTTTGTTGGCGATGCTATAAACACGGCAACTGCTAATCTCGTAACAACCGATACTTCACAAACACTCACAGCAGGAGCGACCAAGTTTTTTACAAGTAATCCTCAGTCATTAACATCAGCACCGCCGACTTTAAATAACGAATATACAAATAAATTATATGTAGATACACAAATCTCAACTGCTGGGGGTTCATATGTCACAATTGGCGGGGCACTACAAACTGTCACGGGAAATAAAAATTTCACAGGCACAACTATTTTAGGCGATGTATTTTCCGCAGACCAACCTTGCCGTGTTTCTATAACCAATAATACAACAACTGATAGTAATGTTAATGGAACTATTAGCGGTGAAAATGTTTATAATCAGGTAAGATTTGGCGGACGAGGTTTTTATATAGCACAAGGTGCTACTGACAGCACAAATCAATATTTTGGTATTAGCGGTTCAGGTGCTCCCGATGCCGATTTTCAACTTACACTACGCAAAGATGTGGGTTTAAAAATTAGCACGGGAAATGATACAACCACATTTACCGAACAATTAAAAGTTATTGGAACAGCACGAGTTACAGGTATAACAACATTTGATGTGAGTCCCGTCTGTGCCGTTGCTCCGACTACCGCAAATCAACTCGTCCCGAAAACCTATGTAGATACTAACTTTGTAAATTTGTCGGATTCACAGACCATAACTGGTAATAAAACTTTTAATGTAGCAACTGGAACAACAACCATACGAGGTAATCAAGTTGATATTTTCCCAACCGTTACTTTTTTAACAAGTCCTACAACAACCATATCAGGAGTTAATGCTAATATCACATCTACTACGAGTTACATAGGAGGCACTACAAATTACTTGGCGGCAACAAATATCATAGTCAATAATACGTGTAATTCATTTTATATTGACGCATCCTATAATAATTTTGTGGGCAAAGAAACATATATAAACACGCCGTATTTTCTCATAAATAGTAATTGTCTTTATTTTGATTGTAGACCAGCAGAAACTATCATAAGAAGTCCATATGTTGCTTTTACGAATGCCTGTACCAGTCTTAATATAAATGCTACGAATACAATTACAACTGGAAACGTAAATATGACTGGTTCAGTCGTCACAGCGACAACTCAAGCATCATCAGATAATTCAACCAAAGTAGCAACGACTGCTTTTGTAAATTCCTACGCTACTTCTAATTATATGACCCTCACAACTAATCAGTCGGTTTCAGGTGTAAAGACATACAGCACACAACAAATTTTTAATGCTGGTTTAACAAGTAATAACATATACGCAAGTGGAACAACGGATATGACATTAGGTTCTAATATGGGTAATGGGATTCTGACTATTGATGCGGGGAAAGTAATTTGTGATATGTTCGGAGCAAGAATTATTCCAGTTGGTGGTAATCTTCAGTTAAATAATGGGACATTTATACAACCCAATTCTTCTCTTGGTTATGGAGAAGAACCACTACTTAATTTTCCAAATAACCAAGTGGGAAATTTTACAAACTTTCCATCAGGTTCAGGTCAAGGTGAATCAACAAAACAAATAAATATAACAATCCTTAAATTTTGGTGCGGCAATAACCAAAGTTCGGTGTTTACTTTGACACATAGTTTGACAAATGGTTATGCTGTCGGCCCCGCAGCGTGGGTAGAAGATATTGTAACATTTACTTTTGTAGATGCTGATACAGGAATTACAAGATATACAACTCCAAACTACGCAACAACTACTGCTTTTAGTATGAATCCATTTGGAACAGTAGTAAGACCAAATATTACATTTACATTAGACACGACAATTTTACCGCAGGCAGTATATAATATATTTGCCTATGTTAAAGTCTCTAATGCTTTTATAAATCAAGCGTTAAATACGATGACTTGGAATTTGGGAACATTACCATATGTAACAACACAGAATTACAATACTTATGCTGATTACACTTTTACCAGCAGGAATTTATATCACATCTTCCGTAATACTGCTATGTGTGGCGTTTTTATTATCAACAATATAGCGACTCAACAAAACGTAATGACCCCTATACATTACAGCATAAGCGATTTTACAAATTTTACTTATCAACCGTCTGTTTCAGGAGCATTAACAACTCCAGCAGTTACAGGAGGAACAGCAGTAGGTAATTTTGTAGGATTGTCAATTAACAACGCCGACAACATATATTTAGTCTATCCTAACTATTCTCTGATATTATATGATACAGCAGGTTGGAGTGGAACAGTATATATAAATTATAAAAATACAACCGTGAACCCCGTAACAGTTGCTCCAACAACGACACAGAGAGGTTCGTCGTGCCGTATATATTTTGATGAAGTTGAATTAATAAAATATTAATCTATGTATATGATATGTATATTACGCAGAGTGATAGAAAGGATAAGAGGTATATGGCGACATTTCACAACGGCACTAAAATCCATTTTGGTCTCAAGGACGGACAAACATATATAGACCATATGGATAAAGCAAAACGAGAGGCATATCTTAAGCGACACGCCAAGAATGAAAACTGGGATGACCCGTACACAGCAGGTTCTCTAAGTAGGTGGATTTTGTGGGGTGACTCAGGGAATATTAACGCAAACATAAAATATTTCAAGCAAAGATTTAAATTATAAAAAAATATAATCTATCCGTATGTATATATAGATGGATTTTATACAACCAAAAAATTCGCTTGGGAAAGAAAAGTTAATCCATTCTATAGTAGAGCGTGTTGTTGAGAAGGTGAAAGCAGAATTGCTACTGAATCCCACCGACAAAAACAATATGGAACTGCTATTGATGGTTGCGACTATCATAGAAAACTTTATCTGTAACAAGGGCAAGAAAGATAAAAGGAAAATTAATAAATTAGCGGTGCTACACGAAATATACAAACGCTTATTCCCTCAACTCACTCAACCCGAGTTAGATTCTATCGCCGTGAATGTTGAAATGCTTTTGGATAGAAAGATGATTAAGACGTATTCGTTCGGAAAACGCATATGGAAAAATTTGGTGGCGTGGTTGAAAAAAAAGGTGTTGTAGTGTGGGACTTGATAAATAATTACTTACAGAACTTAGGTCTCAACTACATATATGATAAGACACAGTTACATCAGAGTCTCGTAGTTGTATGTAATGTCCTCACATCATTTAACGAAATTTCTATGATACAAACGCTTTTACTCCAGACTGGGAAATACAAACTCTATTTATTTTTGATGTATGTTATATTACTCGCTTAAAAATATAGATATATATATATGATGGGTCTGTGGTTGTTTAGCATTTTTGACTATTATTTCGGTTATAAAGAATGTGAACTGAAAGAGATGCGACGCTATTTAAGGAACGATGCCGAATTAAATTATGGATTAAATATTTAATTCGGAATATAAAACAAAATAATATATTTTCATATATAAAATATGGAAGAATATATTATTTATAAAATCTGTCTTTTAGGCAATCCTGAGTTTGTCTACATCGGTTCTACAAAGAACTACACTATCCGCAAATCCGCTCACAAAACCAACTGCTTAAAGCGTATGCCCGTTAAACTATACAAGATAATTAATGAGAACGGCGGTTGGACGAACTGCGAAATGACTCCTGTGGATAAAATTATGGTAAGGGACAAGATTGAAGCACGTATCAAGGAGGAACAACTACGCATCGAATATAAGGCGAATATGAATAGCAACAAGGCGTACAACGATTATAAAAACAAAAAAGAAGACACAGCATTATACAATAAGAAATACGTGAAGGACAATTATATTCGCTTACAGCAATTATGGAAAGACAACTACGAGAAGAATAAATCAACAATTTTGGAATCAAGAGCGAGAGCATATCAGTATACAAAAGCGTGGAACGAATTACGAAAAATAGACATATTATAATTTAAATAAAAAATTGATTTTAAATTATGAAATAGTTGGATATATAACATTAAGGAAAAATAGTTTAAAGACACGGATATATAATATTTATATAGTATATAATGAATACTCTCCAAGACATTCTCAACCTATGCTCCCTACAAAAGGACGACAAGTCCCAATCTACCCACACGAGAATCCCTGATAAAGACTTAAATATTTATGGTGGTAAATGGAATATCACACCTGAAACCGAGAATAATTTTTATGGTTCTCTATACGAACATACTATTGTAAATGGAAAAAAAGAATACCTGACTGAGAAGCAGTTAGAAAACGGAACTTTTGTGGTTGATTTGGATTTTAGATACTCTCACGATGTTTCTCATCGTCAACATACCAAAGAACATCTCAACGAATTTGTAGAGTTGTTTATACAGCAGATTGGCGAATATTGCGTGATTGAAAATGCGTTTAAATGTTATGTAATGGAAAAACCGAATGTAAACCGATTAGAGGACGGGTCTCTTACAAAAGACGGAATCCATTTGCTCTTCACATTCGGTATGAATAAAGACCATAAATTATTAATTCGTGATTCTGTGATAAAAGAAAGTGCTGACATATTTGAACTACCTTTGATTAACGATTGGGACAGCGTTTATGATAAGGGCGTTATGGAAGGTAGTGTAAACTGGAATATTTACGGATGCTCTAAACCAGCAAATGAGTCATATAAAGTTGTAAAAATATATGAGTACACTATTGACCCTGCGGATGGTAATCTTATGGTTGACATTATTGATAATCCAAAAATCACGAAGGAAATGTATATGGATTTATCGGTTAGAAAACAAAGACCACTCGTAAAACCAAACAAAAAAGCATTAGAGAAACTTACCAAACTTAATTTACCATCACCATCTCCTCGTTCAGTTGCTGATATGTATATACCAAGTGAAAAGGATAAGACCTTAAATGATACGGATTATCTATTACAGGTTTGTATCCGTGACGAAATGTGTAAATCAGGGAAACATCAGGAATGGAATATCGTAGCACAAATTCTAAAAAATGAATTGAAAGATGAGGCATTATCACCATTCGTGATGTGGACGAATCAGTTTGGGTCAGAAAATAAGAAAAAAGAATGTATAGACCAAATTGTAAAATATGTAAAATATACACCAGTAAAAGAAAAAAACAGACTAAACTTTAAATCACTACACTATTATGCTAAGAAATATAATCAAGAGGCATATAATGAGAGATTCGTAATAAAACAAGATATGTCTACTTTTGCGGATATTGATGACCTAATATTAGAGTCAACTGATTACACATTAGCGACATATTTTGTGAAGCAGTATGGTGCGAAATTTAAATGTATTTCTATTAAAGATAAACTCGTATATCATTTTACAGATAAAAATTTATGGTGCGATGAATTTGGTTCAGGTTCTAAAATCCGTGAGATTATAAGTAATGAAATGAATACCCAGTTTTGTAATTATAGAACTTATTTAGAGTCATACCAAACCAAATTAAATAAGAGTACAGATGAGTATGAGAAAATAGAAAGAAAAATAAAAAAAACAAGTGAGGTTATAGTTAAACTCGGAAAAACAAATGATAAAAACAATATACTCCGTGAGATTCTTGACAAGATAGAAGATGTGAATTTTGAAGATAATATGAATAAGGAACTCTATATGCTCCCACTTAAAAATAAAAAAATGCTTGAAATGAAAACAAACAAAGTAATAGATAGAACTACAGAACATAAATTTAATTACGAATGCGATGCGGATTACATAGAAAATATGACGGCAGATGATGAGGCATTTGTGAAAAAGTATTTTATGGATATGTTCTGTGGTAAAGAAAAAATGGTTCAGGTTGTGTTGAATATTTTTAAGAGCATATTTGCGGGTCAACCTTTGCGATACATATTCTTCTTCACAGGCATAGGGTGTAATGGTAAGTCATTATTGTTTAAAGTGTTGGACGAGGTATTTAAAAAAGCGATGGATACGATTGACACAAATGTAATCATAGACCAAAAAATAACATCACAACTAACGACACAATTTGAAAAATTAGACAGATGTAGATTTGGTTACGTAACAGAATTAAAAGAAGAAATGAAATTAAATGAAAGCATAATTAAAAAAATAAGTGGTGGTGATAAAATAGATTTTAGAGGTCTTTTCAAGGGTAATAAAACTATAGTCCCTACCTGTACCTTAGGTGTGCTTACAAATGAGATGCCCCAAATAAAAATAGAAAAAGCAATTGTGGATAGATTAGTAAGAATCCCATTTGGAAACGTGTTTAAAAACGATAAATCATTTGAGACAGAGGTATTATCTAAAAAGCATTTGATTTTCAGTTACATTATCAAGTATGGTGTCATTAGCGATAATTTTGACTTTCCTGAGGAGATGATAAATGCTAAGAATGAGACAATTGAGGATAATACACAGATTGACTATTTGAAAGATTTTATTGAGAGCAATTTCGAGTTAGTGGAATTTAAGAAAACAGAAAAAATGAAACGTGATGATTTTAGAGCATCTTATAACAACTACCTTAAAAGCAATAACAGACCATCTGATACTTATACTCACCAAAAATTTGCTCGCCTAATAAAAGCATATGGAATCGGAATACAGGAAAGCAACGGAAAGACATTCTATACAGGGATTATTCCTAAGGAGCAGGACGAGATAGACGAATAGAAACAGAGGGGTTTGATTCTCAGTTTGGAAACCCTCTGCTGGATATATTGGTCTCCCACTAATTTTATTTTTTCACTTTTTACTCATATATGGTATAATCCTTACCATATATGGTCTTATTACTACTATACTACTACTATATATATTTATTTATTTTATTAGAAAGTGGGAGAGTGGGAGAGTGGGAGTAGTTTTTGTATTTTTTATTTATAATTTATTTTTTTCTATTTTGTTGGATTTGTATATAGAGTAGAATTTTAAAACAGTAGTCCACTTCCCTTTTCCCCTCTTCTCCACTTTTCTCCACTTTTCTACCTAAAGTCAAGTTGAAACAGGTATAAATAAAATATACTTACTATTATATGGATACGAACCAAATATTATTACAAGGGGATTGTTTAGAGGTCTTAGATAGTCTACCAACTAACAAAATAAACTTAGTCATAGCAGATTTACCATACGGGCAAACAGATAATGAATGGGATAATAAAATAAATTTAACTGAACTTTGGAGTAAGTTAAAAAGAGTATCTACTAACAAATGTGCTTACATATTTTTCACAACAACCCGATTCGGTTATGACCTAATAGCATCTAATCCAAAATGGTTTCGTTATGATTTGGTATGGAACAAACTCGGTTCTAAATCAGGATTTTTAAATGCTAAAAAGCAACCGATGAGACGTCACGAGATGATATATGTATTTTATGATAAATTACCCACATATAATATAGATGCTAATCACACACTTGTTAGTTGTGGTAATACTGGAAACTCAATTAATGGTTCTTGTTATTCTAACCCTGATTTAAAGAGAATGAGAACCACATATGACCCACGATTGCCTCAGTCTGTTTTAGATTTTGCTACAATAAATACAAGGCAGAAACGGTTACACCCAACCGAGAAACCAGTTGAACTCTTAGAATGGTTGATTAAGTATTACAGTAATGAGGGCGACACCATCTTAGACCCAACGTGTGGAGCAGGAGGGACACTTATTGCCTGTAAAAACTTAAACCGTAATGGTTATGGTATTGAGATGAATGAGACATATTATAACACGGCAAAAAACCGATTAGAAATATAAGTATAATAATATAAATCCATTATATCATTATAAAAAACAACTTAAACACCCTTATGCGAAATTTACCGCCGATGAAGAAGAAGATTGAGCAGGTGCGTTTTCCATCGTTTCCTCATTTGGAACGAGTCTCATTTGCCCTTGGTTAATTCTTCTTGCCTGTAATTGCTCTACGCCCATAACAAACTCATTCTGAATATTGCGACCAGCAGGAACACCCTCTTGGAAACCAACCTCTTTATACTTTTCTTTGATTGAACCTCGTGCTACTCCCTTGTCCTTTCTTGGTTTTCTCTTTCTTACAGAACCAGTATCGGTTTCAGCACCATATTCACTCACATAACCAGTTTCAGGTGGTATTATTCTATCTGCTAATGACATATTATTATCATTCGGGGCATTAAATACTGGAGGTGCTTTAGCGACTGGTTTTGGTTTTATTCCCAATTGATTAATCTCACGTATAACCTCCTCTGCTAAATTGTCGGCATTATTATTGGGAGCATTAAAAACAGCAGTTGTTGTAGCAGAATCATTCGCAGGATTAGGAGCAGGTTCTGCTACAGGTGCTACAACAGGTGGTCTAAAATTAGCAATTCTATTTTCCAAACTCTGAATTAGTCCTGTTAGTTTCACATTCTCGCCACTCGTGTCTCTAAATTGCTGTGGGGTTTGCTGTGGTATGTAAACTGGAAATGAACCACCTCCTCCACCGCTTGCTCCACCTCCAGTTTGAGTAACGTTTACTCTAACGTTCTGCTGTTGTTTCTGCTTCTGTTTCTGTCTAAGTTTCTTGGGTTTCACCTCACGTTTCTTAGTGCTTTTCTTCGGGGGCATTTATATTATACTGCTATAAAATAAATTAATAGAATTGAATACCTGAAAAAGCAGGTACAGGAGCGGACGCCTTTTTCTTGGGAGCAGGGCGTGAACGATACACAACTTCCTCCTCTGATTCTTCCTCCTCATCTACATAGACGATACGAGGTGCTTTCTTCTTAATTACGGGTGCTGCTGCTTTTACGGGTTTTAATGGTTTTGCTACTATATCCTCATCACTATCCTCCTCATCCAAATTCAGTTCTTTCAACATCTTAACTTTTTGTTCTGCTATACGCTCTGCCTTTTGATTTATCTTTTCACTAACGATTGCTTGACGCTCTGCTTTTCGCTGTTTATTTATTTCTGCTAATTTTTCCCTACCTTTTGCTAATGCTGCTTTTGTTTTTTCACTTTGTCCTCTCTTTGCTTTTTCCTGAACCTCTACTTTTTCAACCACCTCCACCACTTTAGGGACTTCTTCTACAGATATTTCCTCCTTTGGTTTACGCTGATATTTCTTTTTTGGAGCAACTGGGACGCTGGATATACTTGGTGAGTTATTGTTTTCCATATAAATACTACAAAGATAATATTTTTATAATATTTATTAATTGACTTAAATTATATAAAAAAATTATATTAGGATATACTATAATGTCTGATTTTAAGATGAAGCAGGAAATCAAGAATTTGATTAAAATGGGTATTAGCGAGGAAATTGCGACTTTAGTGGCGGCGGCAAAATATGGTAATTTAGATTTAGCGAGTGAAATAGTGGGTGGTATTGCTGATGAGAATGAGGCACTAAAGGAAGCATTAGTTGAATTTAAACAATATGAACCTGAGGATACATCGGGTGCTATTATTACACCACAATCGTCAAGTAGTGCTTTAGACTATCTAAGTGATGAGAGTCAAGATACAGTAAATTTATATTCTCCTGATATACAAGAGAGAGAAGATGTTGAAAACGAAATCCCGAACATTTAATATATCGAGTGCTACTGCTACAAACAGTTCATTTAAGTCCATAGTAAGTGTGTCTCTACCTGACCTCGCATTTCATATGGATAATATCCAAAATGCCTATATGAGCGTAAACCACGCAGAAGTAGCAAACTCCTTTTATGTAGTGAATTATACGAATGATGTGATTGTGATTAACAGCATAGCATATACACTCCCACGAGGCAATTATAATGTAAATACTTTTATAGCACAATTGCTCTTACTAATCCCAGCAGGGTTCGCCATCACATATAACAGTATAACAACTAAATTTACCTTTACCAACACCACTACGAATTTCACGATAAATGGAGCATCCACATTCTCCACTATAAACAAGGTCATAGGATTAGGGACAGATGATATTACTTCCACAGCATTATCGCTCACGCTTCCGTATGTAGTGAATTTCCTTCCGATTCCAAGACTTAATTTCAGGAGTAATTTCTTGAAATTGAATAACTATAGTTCAACTGATAATAGTAGTGATGTATTTCTATCGCTACAAAATAATGCCCCGCAGAATAGTGTGATATATTATAATAACCAAACAAATACAAAAAATTTGATAGAGGACAGAAATATAACTTCATTTCTAATTTATGTAACAGATGACTACAACCGTCTCATAAATTTTAACAACGTGGACTGGTATATGAGTATCCAAATTGATATAGAGTATTTAGAGTTGCCGAAACTTGCGAGTTTAGGTACTATATTACAGACGGGTATTACAGTTCAGTAGAATCACCAGTAAGGTCAGCATTCGTGTAATATTCCATAATTTCCTTTTTCTTTGTGCCTCGTGACTCAGCGAGTGCCGTTATTTTCTCGTCGTTGAATTTGTATTCATCTACGAGTAATTTAAACAATCTGCCTTCACCTGCCTCACCATAGGTCATACGCTGTATAATGGTGTTTAACGATGATGGATTGAATCTCTCACCTGAAGGGGTAATGAGTAAGGGTTGCCCGTCGCCACGATTAAGGGCATTTACAGCAGTAATAAATTTCTTATCTTTTATTGTAATTTTTTTTTGTCCGTATGTTTTAAATGTCTTATATTTTTGTCGGATGTAGTCTACTTTTGTTTTATATACTAACAAGGAATTATCACCAGCAGGCACTACTTTTTTTGCTCCGTTCACGATTATACAATCTATGTCTTGATTACGCACTCCGTAATTCAGAAACAAGTAATTTACTATGTATTCTTTATATCTTTGGTCTCTATATAAGGCATCAACATAATTCGCAAATCCCTTTAGCGTCAGACCATCAGGATTAGAAGTTTCTTTTTTATCCCTGATATGCTGTAGAATATCTGCTTTATGTTGTTCTCTGTAATTTTCTAATTCTATAACACCTTTATTTGCTAATCGCTTCATTTTAATAACAGCAGTTAAGTAAGTTTTTCGGGTAAAAGCATTATCAGTAATGGTCTTAATATTTTTAATGACTGTCATATTTGGAGTTTCAGATATAGGATTGCTAAACAATCCACTACTGACAAGTTTATTGTAGGTAGTATTGTAGGTTTTTTTGCTATTCGCATTTTCAACGGAGTTTAGGAGGGATTCAAGTTCGCTCATTTATATATACTGGATATATAATAATTATTAGAAATATATCTAAATCAATTTTTTTATATATATTTAAATCGCCTAAAAATCTACACTTTAAAAAAAAGACTAAAAAAAAATTATGTAGGATTATATTATAAAATGTCTGCCTTTCCTTCTTCTGCTATGGGTTTGCCTGCTGCCCTTAAATACGATTTACCTCCTTCTATGAGCGATACTGCTCGTTCTTACTCTGTCAACGTTGCCCCTGACGGAATCACACAAGTTGCTGGTGCTGTAGGCAACATCTCCTTTACTGCGAACGCTGTCAATCAATCTCAGTTCTCTTCTCAAGTTGTTTCTTTTACTATCCCTTCAGGTATGAGTGACGCTGTTTTTATGGACTGTATGAATACGACTATATCTTTTACTTTGACTTATACTGTAGGAACTGCCTCCTCTGTGACTGGTGGTGTTTGTAAATTGCTTTCATCTGCTGCTTCTTGGTTTGACACCCTTATATTGTATAGCAACAACACTCCCCTTGAGACAATTAATCAATACGGTCAACTCCAAAACTTCCTTTTACAAAATACTGTGAGTCTAAGTGAACGTGTAGGTGGTATTTCTATATGTATGGGAACTGACGCTAATTCTGCTTCAGGTGTTGATTTACCTACTTCTGCTGGTACTTACCGTTTCAACTTCTGTATCCCACTTATCTCGTTGATTGGTCTCAACACAGAGAAGTATTTCCCCGTAGGTTCAGTCAATAACTTACAGTTACAAATGACTACCGCCAACTTGATTCCCATTATCACTTACTGTACTGCTGTTACTACCAACGTTGCTTTAACTGTTGCTCCCACTCTATCTGAGTTCCGCTTGAATATGAAATACGTAGATGTAGGAGATGCTGCCGCCGCTATGTTGAGACAAACTCTACAAGATGGTAGATGGTACATCAAGAGTTCAACATACACAAATAGTAGTGTAACCATCCCATCAGGTAGTTCAGGGACTCAACAAGCATTACTCCAAATCAGAAATAGTTCCGTTAAGTCTTTATTCCATTACTTTAATATCCCAGTTGGTTTAGTCTCCCCTAACGGTTCTTATGATGCGGTCAATATTGGAACTACCAGTCGTCAGTTACAAATAGGGGGTAATTATTTCCCCAATCTCCCAATCAACGACGTCCAACGCCCAGCAGAAGGTTATGCTGTGCTTATCCAAGCATTAGGTGGTTCTATCCCCAAGGCATACGGAACGGCAGTTACTCGTGAAATGTATAACTCGGTTGGTGGTATTGCCGCAGTCCCATCAGGTGCTGATAATGGTTTGGTTCTTCCTGCTGCTAATGCTCGTGCTGCCCCTGCTGGTTCAGACCAAGCGTCATTACCAGTTACATCATACCCCTCGGGAGCATTCTACGGTTACGATTTGGAGAAAGCAGGTGGTATATTGTTTAGTGGTTTGAATACCCGTGCCTCTCCTCCTTTCTTGAATTTGTTTTTGGGTTCTGCTCTTAACGCAAACGTCACCACACAAAGTTGGGGATTATCAGACGTCGTGATGGTTGTTGATACAGTAAGCAAGAGCGTACAAGCATTCATCTAAGTAATGATTAATCAATTGACATAAAAAATTTTTTATAAAATGTATTTTACATACAAATAAAAAAAAATTGATTCTATTTTTTAATATATAATTATACGTAAAAATATAAAAAAGCAAGAGCAAAAGCAAGTAAGAAAAATGTGTATTAATTGTTTAAACACCACTATTGAGGATTTGAATGAATATGAAAAAGACATTTCAGTATATAGAGATAGTATTGAGTGTTTATGTTGTAGAGGATTCCCTAATTTCACAATTGGAGTCAGTCAGGATTTAAGAGTGTTATGTAATGTAAAAATTAAAAAGCGTGATGCTTACTGCTTACACTCATTTTATAAACTGGAAAATCTTGAGGAGTCTATTAAATTAAAAGTAAAAAATAAACTAACAAATGCTATGGAGACATTAGATGATGTCTCTCACGAAATAAGCGAGATACAATATTTAACAAAGGTGAATGAGTTGAAAAAGTTAAATGATTTAATGGGGCATATTGAAAGTCAAGACCATAGATAAATTATAATGAAAAAAAGATGAAAGACTATTCCTTTTTTTTTCATAGTAGAGAGGATAGAAAAATTAAAAAGTTTCAGTCAACTCTATTTTACATACAAATAAAAAAAAATTGAAATTATTTTTAAACTTATAATTATACGTAAAAATATAAAAAAAAGCAAGAGCAAAAGCAAGTAAGAAAATGGTTTGTCACAGATTAGTAATGTTGTACTTCAACGGAACTGGAATCCAATTACCAATAGATGTAAGCACGTTTGATAATTATGTTGTTATTAACGAGAGCAGTATCATCAAGGGATTAGAGATGGGTGTTAGTCTTGAGACACAGAAAAGACGCACCCTTGAGGATTTACAGGAGATGGAGAAATATGTATACTCCATAACTAATAATGGAAATATAGAATATGATAATGAGTTCTTTAAACGTATTATGGGAAAAGAAAAGTTTAAAAAGTTCTTAGCAAAATGGTCTATAAATGTTATATGTGGATTAAAATTAGGTGTAATTAAAAATGATGAAATGAATGGATATTTATTTACGAATATTAATCTCCCAAAATAAGTAATCCTCTCGGCAACGAAAAAAGAAGACGAAATAGCATACCTTTTTTTTTATAAGTAGATAGAAAGTGGAAAGTGGGAGTGGGATATGATT